CCAGCTAAACCAGTTGAAGTTACATTATTGCAACAATTCTTCTTAAATGAATTAATTAAGAAAATTGGATTAGATCCAGCAAATGCNCTTAAATCAGCAGATCCTAATAGACTTGCTGAAGGAGAAACTCCAGGTAACGCAGAAGCACTTGGTATGGCAATGGCACAGATACAAGCAGAATGTGGATTCAAACCAAGAAGTGAAAACTTAAATTATAGAGCAAGTACATTACGTAGAGTATTCCCAACACGAGTTAGAACAGATGCGTTTGCACAAGAACTTGCAGCAGCAGGTCCTGCTGCTATTGGTAATACTATTTACGGAAATCGATACGGCAACGCACAAAACGAAGGATACAAATACCGTGGTAGAGGACTAATACAGTTAACGTTTAAAGGTAACTACGAAACCTACGGTCCAAAAGCAGGACATCCTGAAATTGTTGAAAATCCAGACTTAGTTAATGATCCAGAAATTGCTGTAAGAATTGCTTGTGCATATATCCAATCTAAAACAGTAACTTGGACTAGTTACGACTTTGGTGCTTTAGGACAGCAGTTCCGCAGAGCAGTTGGATATGCTGATCAAGGCGGCAGTGAAACTGCTAATCGTATTGGTTTAGGAAGAGGATTTGCAAGTAAAATTATAACTGGCGATTTGACTCCTGTAGCAAGCATTACAACAGAACCAGCAGGTACAAATATTGAAGCAGGTAACAGAGTTGATCCTGATGCTTCTCCAGCAGCCGGTCCACAATAATAGGGTAAATACGTTATGAGCACACAAGAGAAAAAATTATATAAAGAAATACAAGTAAAAACTAATAAACGTCCTTCGGCTCCGATAGAGAGTAGAGCATATAAAGGCGTTTCTACTGTAAACAGCGAAAGCGGTAGTTTTAATCTTTACGACATTGCTCTAATAAAACAAGACATTATCAATCACTTTCATATACGAGTAGGCGAAAAATTAGAAAATCCTGCTTTTGGTACGATTATATGGGACGTACTATTTGAACCAATGACAGCAGCATTAAGAAATGCAATAGCTGATAATGTCACAGAAGTTATTAACTATGATCCAAGAGTACAAGTAGATCAAGTTACAGTAGATACTTATGAAAGTGGTATAATGATAGAGTGTACATTAACATATTTGCCATACAATATATCAGAAAGTATGCGTTTAAAATTTGATGAAGATAATGCAATTCTTGTTTAGAGAATTAAATACGTACTTTTCTAATCTTAATAAATACTGTATCAAATAAAGGAAAGCAAGTATGTCAAGCACAGACAGACAAAACAGATTATTATTAGCGGAAGACTGGAAGCGAATTTACCAATCTTTCCGTAACGCAGACTTCCAAAGTTATGACTTTGATAATTTGCGTAGAACTATGATTAATTATATACGTCAAAATTATCCAGAAGATTTTAATGACTATATCGAATCAAGCGAATACCTAGCATTAATTGACCTTATAGCTTTCCTAGGTCAAAATATTAGTTATCGTATTGATTTAAATGCTCGTGAAAATTTCTTAGAATTAGCAGAACGTCGCGAAAGTGTATTACGTTTAGCAAGATTGCTTTCCTATAATCCTAAACGTAATCAAGCAGCTAATGGATTACTAAAATTTGAAACTGTAAGCACTACTGAAGAATTATATGATTCTAATGGCACTAACTTATCAGGACAAACTGTACTTTGGAATGATATTTCAAATCAAGATTGGTACGAACAATTTATTAAAGTTTTAAATTCGTCACTTCCTGCAAACTCAGTATACGGTCGTCCTGTAAAAACAGCAACAGTAAATGGAGTAAGTGCAGAACAATATAGAGTAAACGGAACAAATACAGATATTCCTGTATTTGCATTTAGTAAAAGTGTTGACGGAAGAAATACAAATTTTGAAATAGTGTCAACTGGATTAGAAAATACAGAAATCACAGAAGAAGCTCCGCTACCAGGTAATAACTTTGCTTTTTTATATAGAGATGACGGCCAAGGTGCAGGAAGCTCAAACACAGGATTTTTTGCACACTTTAGACAAGGTAGGTTAGATCAAGGAAACTTTAATATTTCTAATCCGTCTACTAACCAAGTAGTTGCGCTTGATGCAATAGATGTAAACAACACTGACACTTGGCTATACAAGTTAGATAGTATAGGCAATGAATCAGAGTTGTGGACAAAAGTCGACGCAATTGAAGGCAACAACATTGTTTATAACAGTTTAAGTAAAAACGTTAGAAACATTTACAGTGTCTTAACTAGAGTTGAAGATAGAATTAGTTTAATTTTTAGTGACGGTACATTTGGTGAACTACCTAAAGGTAACTTTAAAGTTTATTATAGAGTTAGTGAAAATAAAAGCTATGTAATTACACCAGATGAATTAATTAATATTACAATTAGTATACCGTATCAAAGCAAATCAGGTACTAGTGAAAAACTTACTATTGGTTTAGAATTAAAATATACAATTGACAACGGCACTACATCAGAAACAAATGATGAAATAAAAGCAAATGCTCCTGCAACATACTATACACAAAATAGAATGGTTACGGGTGAAGATTATAATATTGCTCCGTTGGCAATTAGTCAAGAAATTATAAAAGTAAAAAGTGTGAACAGAACATCAAGTGGTATTAGTAGATATTATGACTTACTTGATGCAACTGGAAAATATAGTAAAACAAACTTATACGGTAAAGACGGTGTAATTTATACACAAAATCTTACTAGTAAAGAAAATTTTACATTTAATACAAGAACAGACATCGAAGGTGTAATAAAAAATCAAATTGAAAGAATTCTAAGTGATTATAAAACTAAGAATTTTTACTATGCGAAGTTTTCTAAAATATTAGTAGGCGATTTAGGCGCACGTTGGAATCAAGTAACTAAAGCACAAAATATTTCAACAGGATATTTGACAGATGCAGATTCTTCTAAATTGAGGACAGGATCGTTTACAGGATCAACACTACAATTTTTAGAACCAGGGTCAATGTTAAAATTTACTGCTCCAGAAGGTTATCATTTTATGTCAGATAACTCTCATACACTTATGCTAGGACTTCCAAATCATCCTAATGCAACAACTTATAAATGGACTAAAGTTGTAAGTGTTAACGGTCCAGGTGTTGATAATACAAACGACGGTTTAGGTGCTATTGTTCTTAACGATGTAATACCTGGTCCAATTAATGGCGACTTAAATACTGCTCCGTTACTTACCGAAATTAAACCGGTATTTGTAACAGGTATTGAAACTCAAATTCAAACACAAATTATTGACCAAGTGTTTACATATAAAACTTTTGGTCTAAGATATGATTTTAATACTACAACTTGGCGTGTAGTACTAGAACCTAATCTCGATACTCTGTCTGCTTTTAGTACAGGTAAAACAGGAGATTTGACAAATCAAAATCTTGATTCAAGCTGGTTGTTATTATTTGAAACTGACGGCGAAACTTACACTATCACTTCTAGAGGACAAAGATACGTATTTGAAAGTGATAAAGAAATAAGATTTTATTACGATAGTTCGGATAAAGTTTACGATCCAATAACTAATCAAATTGTAAAAGATAAAATCAGTTTGTTAAGTATTAATACACAACCAACTGCAAATGGCTATGCACTTACTCCGTTTACTGTACCTTTTAATTGGGAAATTATAAAAGAATACAGAGATGCAGAAGGCTACGTAGATAGTAAAAAAGTAGAAATTGGATTTCTTGATTCAGACGACGACGGCGTAGTTGATGATCCAGAAATTTTTACAAAGTTTATTACTACTAATGATAAAAATAAATTTATATTTTTAAAGGAATATACAACAACTGATAATATTGACGATTTTAGATATGTTGACGCTGCAAGTGATCTAATAACACCAGTTTTAGACGAGCAAGAAATCATAGATAATGGTGTAACAACTTATCCTGACAACAGTGTGTTTTATATAATTAATAAAGACATATTTAAAGTATACAATACAACTACTGAAGCATTAGAATTAACTGTAAATTATCGTGCATACGAAGGTAGAGATGATATTATTTTCCAATACGAACATGCTGCGGATGAAAGTAATAGAATAGATCCTAGTAGTTCAAATATAATCGATGTGTATATGCTGACAAAACAGTATGACACTGCATTTAGGCAATACTTACAAAGTAGTTCAACTATAAAACCGTTGGCACCAAGCAGTGATGCACTTTTTGTAAACTTTGGTGAAAATATTAATTCAATTAAGTCAATCAGTGACGAGGTAATTTATCATCCGGTTAAGTACAAAGTATTATTTGGAAAGGACTCGTCAGAAGATTTGAAAGCAACATTTAAAATAGTTAAAAACCCTAGTCGTGTTGTAAACGATAACGAACTCAAAGCATCTGTAATAGGCGCTATTAATGAATTTTTTGCAATTGAGAATTGGGAGTTTGGTGATACTTTTTACTTTACTGAGCTTAGTACATATGTAATGAGTAAAGTAGCACCTAATTTATCTGCTTTTGTAATTGTTCCTTTACAAGAAGGTTTAACTTTTGGTAGTTTGTTTGAAGTCAAATCAGAAGCAGACGAAATATTTGTAAGTTCTGCAACTGTAGAAAATATTGAAGTCGTAACATCTCTTACTGCATCAAAATTAAAAGCTACTGGTGCAATATATGCAGACGAAACAACAACAGTACAATCAAATATTGTAAGCTCTCCAGGAGTAACAGTGTCAACATCAATACCAACATCGACATATTCAGGCAGCTCAAGTAGTTCGTCTAATTCAAATTCAGGAAGTTCGAGTAGTTCTTCTGGATCATCTAGTTCATCAAGTGGAGGCTATGGTTACTAATGGCTTACGAAAACGACCAAAGTGAATATCCATTACCAGCTGACGGTAATACTAATAGAAAAAGTGAAAAATTTCTTCCTAAGTTTTTTAGAACTGACGCTAACAAAAAGTTTTTACAATCTACATTAGATCAACTCACCCAACCAGGTGTAGCTGAAAAACTTAATGGATATTATGGTAAAAAAGTATCAAAAGCATACAACGCTGATGACAACTATGTAGGCGATGTTTCAGTACAGCGAGAAAATTATCAGTTTGAACCAGTTACGTTAATCAAAGATACTTTAGACAATACTACTTTTTATAAAGACTACAATGATTACTTAAATCAAATTAACAGTTTCGGCGGAAACGTTAATAATCAAGAAGTATTAAATTCGCAGGAATATTATGCTTGGAATCCAAATATTGATTGGGATAAATTTACAAACTTCCGTGAATATTATTGGCTTCCTTATGGTCCTCAAACAGTAAGGATTGCAGGACAGAGTCGAGGTGTTGAAAGTACTATTGCTGTAAGTTTAATTAATAATGTTGATAATAACACTTATAGTTTTAGCACAGACGATTTAGTAAATAATCCAACATTAATTTTATATAGAGGACAAACATACACATTTGATATAGATACTCCTGGAGCACCGTTAACATTTAAAACAAAGCGCACATTAGAATCTAGCTTTAATTATAATGATGGTGTTAGCGACCAAGAAGTTGAAAAAGGTAGTATTACAATCACTGTGAGAAATGATACTCCAGAAGTATTATATTATGTTGCAAATGATGATATTAACAATACTGGATTAATACAAGTCCGAGATATTGAAGAAAATACTGAAATTGATGTTAGTCGAGAGATAATTGGAAAAACTAGTTACACTACAAAAGATGGATTAAGTTTATCTAATGGTATGAAAATATCATTTGCAGGATTTGTAACTCCTGAAATTTATAGTCAAGGTGACTTTTATGTAGAAGGTGTAGGCAGTTCTATTCGATTAATTAAGGAAACAGACTTAGAAATTCCTGGAGAATATTCAGAAAATAAAGATGTGCCTTTTGATGTAAACGCATTTGATAGACTACCTTTTGCTAATGCAAATGGTTATCCTGCATCTAAAGATTATATTATTATTAATAGAGGTAGTTTAGATAGAAATATGTGGAGTCGCTATAATCGCTGGTTCCATAAAGATGTAATTGAAACAAGTGCATTAGCAAATGGACAAAGTATTAGCGTTGATCAAGCACAACGTGCTACAAGACCAATAATTGAATTTAATGCAGATTTAAAGTTAATGAACTTTGGTATAGTCAATAAAACAAATGTTGACTTAATTGATACATTTACTAAAGACATTTTTTCAACAATTGAAGGATCGATAGGTTATAACATTGACGGTATTGATTTAGTTGACGGCATGAGAGTGTTATTCACTGCCGAAGAAGACATTCGCG